TAGTAATCGTTGTTGGAGACGTTGTTGGCATAACCATACATAGTGGTAGAAGAAACGGTCGAGTTGGTACTGACTTCGTATGTTCCGTTACCTCCTGCACCAGTTCCGTAGTCCACAATGAAAGTGCCTTGAGGAACGCCCGCACCAACAATCAACATGTTTTCAGTGATAGGGCCGCTTGTAGAAGAAGCAGTCCATCCGGAAACAGTCAACGTAGTTCCTGAAATAGTACCAGTGAAGCTTGTTTGGTTTGCTCCTCCAGCGTTTAATGCAGCAATGTTAGCAACCTTATTGCGAATAGGCCAGAAAGCACCTCCAGAGTGATGTTGGTATGGTTGGACCTTCCAGAAATAGTCTCCATAACGCTCATCAAATCGGTCTTGTCCGTTAATCTGAAGTCTGCATTTGTCAACAATGTCATCGTAGGTGAATGGTTGAGTGTATCCAACATTGTTTGCCAAAGTAGAACTGCAATCAGTCTTACGAGCATCTTGGAATACCCAGACCAATTCCTTAACAGGGTGGTTGAGAGTCAAATCTAATCGAGCATTTGCAGAGGTGATGGTCTGTGGCATACCATATTGGAGCTGTTCAATCAAGTATTCGTGAGAATCCTGAGCAAATCGTCGTCGTTCATCCACATCCAAATAGATGTAGTCAATGTAGAGCGACATATCTCGAATTTGAGGAAGGGCTGCGGCGGCTGCACCGATAGTAGAATATCCAGAGGATGTGCTGACCAAATCAGTTGCATTACCAAGGTAGATATTGAAGCGGACCTCGTGATACTGAAGAGCAATCAATGGCAAGGCAAGACCAGGGTTGCGACAGAACCAGAATTGAAGAGGAATGTACAAGACACCTGGACGACCTCCGCAGGAAGTGGAAGTGGTAAAATTACCACCAATGCTTCCTCCAAGCATGGAATCAAGTTTGACTGATTCATCATAGCTAGAGGCTAAGTTCTCCCAAAGGAAGAGCCATTCACCGTAATGAGTATCAATGATTTGACCTCCAATCTCCAACTCAATCTTTTTCAAAAGACCATACCCAATACGTCTCTGGTCATCACCAGTCCAGTAAACAGTTGGTGATACAGAAGTGGTGTCTGGCAGAGTGACTTGGACGTAGGTCTTGAAAATCAAGTCCGCATTACGATTGACGGTGGCGACCAATCGTTGTCCATAGTGGGGTGCGCCAGTGAAGTTGACACGGAAGGCCTCCATAGCGAAGTTGGTATGTCTCTTGAAAAGGACTTTCCAAAAAGTAATGTGCGGATTTCCACTGATATAAGCATCTTGTGCGCCATAGGCGACTAATTGAAGTAATCCTCCTCCCATGTTTCTATTTATAATGTGATACGAATATTCTTCGGCAGGTTAAACAATGAGAAAAGGAGGTGCCTTTTTAGCAAGTGGTGCCAACACTTGTGTATATGACCCACCATTAGAGTGTCTGGATGGCACAACCATTGATGACCCCAGCAAGTATGTATCTCGTGTCGTCTATGGGAATGAGGATTTAGAAGCCCAAAAAATGGTAAAAGGGTTTGTCGATGAGGTAGAAGCAGAGTATCCAGGTAAAATAAGAAATCGCTTCAATTTTTTTGAGAAATCTTGTACCAATTTTGAAGTCAAGGAAAGTGACGTATCCAGTAACAAAGGTAAGAAATGTGCTATAGATGATTTCAATATAAGCAAGCCTGAAAAAATAACTCATCTTACCAACATCATCACACCAAAACAGGAGGAGGATGTGTTTTCAAAGGGTCAAATAAGTAGACCAAAAAATGTTGTGGTTCCTGAATTGTATGAATTGATGAGGGTGTTGGCAAGAATTGAAGGCAGATTCGTTCATATGGATTTGCATTTTGGTAACATTGCTTGGAAAGGTGATAAACTAGTTATTCACGATTTTGGCCTTGCTCAACCCCGTGAAAAGTTTAAGGAAAAGTTTCGTGATTTCATCAAAAATAGAACCAATGATAAATTTAAGTATGCTCTTAATTATGTTCAATGGAAAACAGGTGTTGTAATAGGGTATAGCGCAGCGGTAAAAATTGGAGTTAATCAAGCAGTAGAAGACCTTTCAAGAGTTTTCGATATTCTTTCTATTATTACTGGAATGCATCAATACAAACTTATAACCGATGATGTATTTGATAACATTACCGACAACATCTTGGCTATGATAATAAAAGATTTTACTACGGAACAGCTTATAAAGGAAATAAATAGGTCTGAAAAAGAAGTGTTAGGAAATGCTCCAGATGATTACAATCCAGGTACAATCAGTCCTCCAAAAGCATTCGATACTTCAAAAAGCTACGAAGAAAGTCCAGAGGTGCCACAAGGCAAACAGAATACCAGTGCAGAGATAGATGAAATAATAAATAAGGCCATCAAGGTATCCGGAGGTGCAAAAGGAACACGTCCTGCAAACAAGCTATGCCGATGTATAAAACACGTCCAATCAACAGGCAAGACTGAATCCAGTGCGATTGCGATTTGTGTCCGGTCTGTTATTCCTGCTGGTAGAACATTGAAAAAATTCACTTGTAAGCGAAAGGCTAAGCTATCCACTCAAAAGAGACTTACTCGTCGGAGAAAGTAGGGTCCATCTTGGTAAGAACACATTTACAAGCCAACTGCTCTGCTTTCTTTCGTGTAGAAGCAATCCCTGTTGCCAATACAGTTCCTTTATCATCGCATACAGCAACTTTGATTTCATTATTTTTCGTATCGTTATAAATCAACTCATATACAGGAGTACATTTCAGTGTTTTTTGACAGAATTTCTGAAATACATCTTTGTAGTTGGTTACTGTATTTACAATTTCTTCAATATCAAGATAGGCTTCCATCACGCTGATAACAAACGCATAGACGATATGAAATCTATTTCCACAATCCGTCCAGAGTGCTCCTATAAACGCTTCAAAGATATCACCCAATTTCTTGATGTTGGAACGCCCACTAATCGTAGCAGATTCGTCGTTGTGTCTTGAAATAACATAGAACTTATCCAGTCCTATTATTTGTGATAATTGACCTATTCTGTCATTATTGACCAATTCTTTGCGAGCATCGGTAAGAAATCCCTGTTTTTTGGTAGGGTATTTCTTGCGGAGATAAGTTGCTACACATACACCGAGCACAGAATCTCCTTCAAATTCTAAACATTCATAGGATTCATCTTGTAAAGGCATTACACCAGAAGGACACGGCGCTAATTGCGCAGGACGTCCATCGGGAGTTGTATATTCTGCTCGTCTCACATAGGTAGTGTGAACCATAGCCGTTTGAAACACTTTTTGATTACCAACAGAATAGTGTGGCAATCCATGTTTTCGCAGAATACGGTTGATATCATTCGCTTGAAACCAACGATTGCGTGGATTGTAAGGGAAATATGTGTCCATACATACTCTTATCTATTCGTACTTAAGTCCGTTTTAGTTATTTTATCCAGTGATTGCGTACCTTTTTATGAATACCGATATAACCACAACCATATTCTATCTTGTCGATTGAGTATTCGAATACGTTATCAGTCTTTTTCAAAATTTTAAAAGGATCAGATGCAAAGTCTCTAACACCTTCGGTTGAATCGTATCGCCATTGATTTAAAAACGGAGTGTATTTGAAAAAATAATTCAAATGATTATCATAATTTGCATCTAAAAAATAAGGTTCTTTAAAACAGGAGGTATCTTCTACAATGTATAATCCATTATCATTTAGTAATGGAAACAGTAATTCAAACGTCTTAATTACATCACGATTTACGTGTGAACCATCATCTAAAATAACATCAAATGTACCATATTTTTGAATAATATAGTTTATAAAATTACTATCTGTTGCATTTCCTATTTCTACAAATACATTCTTTGAAGGATCGTTAAAAACGATACAAGTTTCATTAATATCCAATCCTACAATGGTTTGAGCATTTTTAAACACTTCTCGCATTGCATTTATACTACCTCCAGATGCAACACCAATCTCTAAATATTTGATTGGTTTTTCTCTGTATTTATTTAGCAGTGATTCATATTGTCTATTGTAGTTATGGAAATTAGTACCTTTATCGGTATCATATTTATCAAATATAGTATCCAATGATTCCATCGTATATTATATGTAATAATTCTTACTCTAAACGATTAATAGTATTGAGGGAAAGTGCGTCGCAAAAGAGTGTAGACCAATCCGAAAACAACCGCGTGAGTCAGGGTGACGGTCAACTTAGAACCTCCAGGAGGTAAGCTAAGCAACACGCCAGGAGACAAAAGAATAAACAAGAGCACGGGTACAATAACGTTCAAGTCCATTTATCTCTGGTATAGAATAAAAATGGCCGTCAAGTCTGCTGGACTCAAGTTCAAGTATTCTCTCTATTCTGCTCTTGCGTTTTTTCTTATCGCAAACCCTGTTACGTTCAAGTTCGTGAATAGCATCATTGGAGGTGTCGCCAACGGAGGCTGCCCCACTGCCTTCGGATTGTTGCTTCATACCGTTGTGTTCCTGTTGGTTGTCTACGGGTTGATGTCGTTGCCCCAGGACCAGGCTTAAACATTGGAAAAATATTCTTATACAAGGACATATTGATGGTGAAACGTATTCATACTCTGGCTTTTCGCGCGATGGTTAATTCACAACCCCCTCCAGCAAGGCTGTTGTATGTATTAACACCTCCCTCGAACCTTAAAAAAATAAAAGAGTTGGAAGACCAATTAAAAACTATGAAAGAGAAACTCAATAAACTTATTCTTGAGCATCAGTCTCGTCTGGATGACGGGAAGTAAGTTCAAATCCATAATCATCTGAAACCAATTTTGGCTCGTGTCGTTTTATAATTTCAGCCATGACATCTGGCCCGTGCTCGGGTAAGATTTCATTGAGATAGCGTTCAAGGTCTTTCTTTGAAAGCGTCCATCCTCGTTTCCATTCATTTGGTTTCTTCACTTTGAACAGCATCTTAGATTCTTTTAACTCAATCTTTGGTGGCAACTCTTTTTGTTCATTGTAGAGAGCAGCAATATCACCTTCCCAAGCACGCCGTTCATCTCTCAATGCTGTGACTGCTTCTTGGTATTCTGTAAGTTCCTTATTGACTTGGATATAGTGTGTTAATAAAGATTTTAGTTTTTCCATTTGTTGTGTACATTCATTCTGTTAATTCTTAAATATCCGTTTTTTACAATGGCGTGGCTTGATAAAGACGAAGTCAGTAGATTTCGTAGTGTCTACAACTCTGAACATCCTCACGAATCACCTATTCCTGCGGGTTCATCTGAGGAAGTATGGCACTCTTTGAAAAGAAGACTTCAGGACAAATGTAATACTGGTTCAGCAGAGTGTATTATTTCTTCTCTATTACGAAGACCCAAAGCCCCGCAAGAATGGAGTGTGAATCGATATGAATGGCTATCCTCGGATGATATTGAGGCCATTGAAAAGAACTATATGGATTTGTTTCCTGACTATTTCTGTGCCGGCGTTGTGCCGATTGATTTTGATTTGAAGAATGAAACCAATCAATGTATCGTGAGTACTGTATGTGCTATGAAAATTGACGAACTCTATAAACAGGGCAAACAGCAGATTGGGTTGGTATTAAATACAGACCCACACGATGGACCCGGTCAACATTGGATTGCTGTATTCTGTGATATTCGTCCAGAATTGGAATATCCTCGTATGACCTATTTTGATTCTTATGCCGAACATCCAGAACCGGAAGTCAAAACCTTAATGAGACGATGGAAGAAACAGTGGGACGCTACCAAGGTTCATAAGCAGGGTATGAAATTGACCTACAATACCACTCGTCATCAATACAAGGATTCGGAGTGTGGAATGTATTGTTTGTATTTTCATTACGCCTGTCTGATGGGTATTCCAATGGACGAACGTATTCCAGATGAAGTCATCAATTCGTTTCGTAATTTACTATTTAAAATGCCTAAATAAGTAACAATGAGTGATACAGTGATTGGAGTTCTTCTTGCAGGATTTCTAGGGTACCTAGTGTATGATGAATTTCATAGACAAAAAAGCATAGTTCTTCCAAGAAAGAGATTATGCGATTACTATACCGCAGGGTCTGTCTTTGAAGACATTCCAACCGTTCTCAACAATGGTTGCCGACTTATCGAATTACATGTCTATTCAGACGAACAGGACCAACCAGTTGTCTCAAAGAAGCCGTTACAGCAGGGATATGACTATGCGGATGACAATGTGACCTTTGAACAGGTGTGTATAGATATTGGTAATCTTGCGTTTCCATCCGCAGACCCATTCATTCTTTCCATTGTCCCACATACTCAAAAAACTGTAACATTCAATCGTATGGCAGAGATTTTGACAACCTCTGCGACTCGGCCTCATTTGGTTAAGGGAGAAGTGTCGCCTACCACACCCATAGATGAACTAAAAGACAAAATCATTATCGTAGCAGGGGGTGTAATCGCAGGAACAGAATTTGAGAAACTCGTAAATCTGGACTGGAATGGGTCTCTATGTCGCCGATTATCTTACAATCAGGCCGTCCATCCTCGCGACCAACCGGAATTGGTTCAGTTCAATCGCCATCGTATAACTTTAGTGGGTCCGGATATGTATCTTGGAAAAACAGGAATAAATAGGGACACCCCCTTTGCGTATGGATGCCAGTGGAACCTATTTTCAAGTTCTTGGGCACCACACGGGTTCGTGGAAAAACATGTTGAATTACAATAAATGGCAACTGAGTGGATGAAACACGTCAAGGAAACTATGAAGGCTCACAAGGGTGCTGCGTTGAGTGATGTCCTCAAGATGGCAAAGAAGACCTACAAGAAGCAAAAGGGTGGTGAGGTTGCTCCTTTCAGCGAGTCGTATGACCTCACTTTCGCTGGACCAAACAACGCCAGCCCATCTGCCCCAATCCGTGATGCTGCCCCTGTCGGTGGTCGTCGCAGAAAGACTTCTAAGAAGACCAAGAAGGCTAAGAAGGGTTCTAAGAAGACCCGTAAGCATTAAAGCAAATTAATATGTGAAACTCGGTAAGTTTTCGCGTGATCGCGATCTTTCGTACGGCCTCCACCTTGGAGCTTACGACAGGTTTTACCGTGATAGGATTTCTTTGAACATCCACTTTTGTAATACATCACGTGATGTGCGTATCCTTTGTAGGTTGGTATTTTTACTCCTGTCTTCTTTGAAAGAACGGACAACAACCGATACATCCATTTCATATAACTTCTGCGATTGACAAGAGTTGGTTCATTGTCTCGCAGATACAACTGGAATGTCTCTCGCAATTCTTCGAAGGGATAGACCTCTGCCAAACTGTGTAAAAATGCTCGTTGTTGGCACATTTGAGGAGGTTCGGGAGAATCGGGATAATTAGCGGCCAATGAGAACAGAAAATCGCGCCCAGGCACGGAAGTGGGTTTCATATTTTTATACTGTTCCTTGACCTCTTCAAAGGTTGGGTCTGCAGGTGGTTTGATAATGGTTGGGTCAGTCTTAGCTTGTGTCCTCAACTTATCATTCACCATATTGTGAATTTCGTAAAGCCACTTCGAAGGTTCTTTACGCAGGGGATGTTCGTTCATGAACTGCGTGGTGCTCTCACGGCAGTATTTGCAGGGTAGAATGTTCTTTATACTCAGGAGGAAATCATCCGGATGAGGTGAAAAAAACGCAATGTGATGAAACAGTTGCCACGCACTCGGGCCCCAGTATCGTGTATCAAATCCCATTTAACAATTATTATAACCGAAGATTAATGATTAAGTAAAAACTTAAGGAAAGAAAAAAACTCTCTATTTGATTATAAAATGTTAGATACCCGTGATATTATCATCCTCACTGCTGCGTTCTACCTCGGATCCGTCGTCTCCACTTTCTTCAAGGCCTTGTCTGATGGTATCATCACTCCTATCCTTGCCCCAGCTGCTTCTGCTGGAAAGGGAGTCACTGAATTCAAGGTTGTCATTGGTGGCGTGACCCTCAATGTCGGTGAAGTCGTTGCTTCCCTTGTCAACCTCATCATCTCCTTCGTCGTGGTGGTCTTCACTGTCGGTCTCCTCCGCACCTATGTTCTCTCAAAGATTGGTGCCAAGAGAACCGTCGCTATGGAGTAAATATTGATACCTAATAATACAAATGGTTTGGTATAATCCGACAACGTGGTTTGGCGAACAAGACTCTTCTAACCAAGAAATTGGTGTGATGCCATCTGCTCCAACATCTTCCTTCGGTTACGGAGGCAAAAAGAGAAAAACCAGACGCTCTAAGAAATCAAAGTCTAAACGCTCACGAACCGGAAAGCGATCCAGCCGCCTTTAGGATATTTCCCATATACATCTTCAATTCTTTTCACCAACTCCTGCGTAGTAGCACCTGCTCTGATCTCGTTCGTTCGTTTCCATTCTTGGAATGAACTAGTGAGTGCTCCCTTTGTAACAGGTTCAACCTGTTCTGTTTCTCCCTCAATCTTAATCAATGTCTCTCGTAGATACTGTGCAATAACATCGTTCTCATCCTTGTATTCTTCGCTGTATTCCTGAACCTTCTTTGGAATATCAATCTTGCGAATACCATTGTTGGTCTTGTAAAGATGAACGAGATACGATAAGAATGCGGTCGCCCATTCTTGACTCATAGTCTTTTGCATCAATGATTCATCAATCAAGTATTCATTTGGTGCCTTTGGATTGTGAACGAACTTGGAAGTGAAGTTGATAACAATCAATCGTCTCCAAGTACCACCATCCTTCGCATTAATCTTAGGCTTGTCATTACAGGCCAAATGTAATCGGGCTTGAACATCAAAGTCAATCATCGCTTTCGCACCAGCATACAAGTCTCTGGCAGTAACCTTTTCGGTAGAGGTCAATTCCTTCATCAATCCAGTATTCAATGGAACCTGTTCATCCGGTTCCTGCATAGTTGCAAATCGTTTGCCCTTCAATCGCACCATCTCTGGAGAAGCCGCAGAGGATTTGCCTCTCTGTTGAGTGAGCAAAGTAATCGGTAACTTACAACAGTAATCACCCATTGTGGTGGTCATCAAGTTCATCAACATTGATTTACCATTTGAACCCGAACCCGTCAGAATATGAAAACGTTGTGCGTTATTTCCAGATAACGAACTCGCAAGATGGAGCATAAAGTAGTTACGAACTTCTGTGTCTGGCAATACACTGCTCAAGAACTTCTCAATCTCAGGCCAACAGGCATATTCGAAATACCTCTTATCTTTGTCGTAATCAATTTTGGTGGAGAAACTAATGTAATCATCTGGGCTTCCGTCACGGAATTCCAAGTTGAGAGTATCAAAGACACCATTATTGAATGCAATCAGGTTCTTATTCTCATCCACCTTGTCTACAAAGCTTTCATCCAAGAACAATTCACGACATTCCTTCATAACTTTATCCTTGAAAGTGAACATACGAAGTTTGGTTTGCATAACGAGGTATTTCTTCTTTTTGGAACTCATCAGACAGTATTCACAACTCATATCACTTTCATTCTTGTGAGCACACGGATTCAATCCACGCATTAAATTACCAATTTCCAATTCCTTGTCAAGATAGAGTTTATGAACCTTGTTTGAAAGCAGACATTGAAGTTGAATACCCTTATCAGTTTCCTGCCAGATGTGTCCGCAGTATTGATACCATACATTGTTTCCGTAACGAACACATTTGAAATTGTCACGAAAGATTGAATACACAACACGAGCAACATCGTGTTCGGTCTGTGTCATCGTGGATTCCTCTACCAATCGGAAACTGTTACTCTTTTCAATTTCAGCATACTTATCTGGGTTATCAGACCTTGACCACAGACGCAAACTGCCCTCACTGAGTTTGGGTCCATCAAATCGGAATCCAAAGGAATTCCATTTGGCCATTGCTTCACGGAAATTGTATTGATCTGCATCTTGAGCACTGAATTCA